AAGGCAGAAAGTGAGGATAAGGAATGAGTGATTGCAGATATTGTGTAAATGCTGATATATGTCAGTATATTATAGCCCCCGATGATTGCGAAGATTTTGAAGAAACCTTTGAACATCATTGGGAAATGATGGATGATATTGAAAGAGAAGAATACAATGCACTATGGTCAGAAAGTGAGGGTAAAGAATGAAGATAACACAGGCACAAGGAAACGGACAAGGACAGTGCGCTTTATGTAAAAAACGTGGTAAATGGAATGTTCAATGGATGTGTTTTCTTTACAAGGTCGAGGGTAAAGAGGGCGTTTACTGTAAGAATTGTGCCGATGAATTAGCAGTAGGAGATATCGTCCAGACCAGCGCTAAGATCGACAGGGAAATTGAAGAAGCTTACCGGATAGCCGGGGAAAGGATGTAAACATGGAGACTACAAGAATTATAAACGCAAAGCTGACATTCATTATCAAGGATCAGGAGCCGACAGAAAAGGGCGATATCAGGGCTGAGCTGATGGAACTTACCGGGGCGGATGACGTCGAGATCGTCAGGGTGCAGGATTTCATCAACGATGAGGATGAGCCGGAAGACTCACCGCTGGGCGTGAACCCGTATCAGGAATAGGAGGTAATACATGGGCAAACTGAGCAAGGAAGAGCTGGCACGGTATTCCGGGGCGGGCTGGGCAATACGCCTGGCTGAGACAAAGGGTATCGAGGCGGCAAAGGATGAGCTGAAGCAGCGGGGAGCTTTAAATATCCCGCTGGGGGTCAAGAAGACCGATCTGGATCAGTTCTGCGAGTCGGAAAAGACTAACACCCTGGTCACGGTTATGATGATGACGGTCGTGACGCTGCGTGATGAGTTCGGATTCGGTGCGGAACGCATACACCGGTTTATTGACCGGTTCAACACGAAAACAAAATGTCTGGTCGAGAATTATGTGAACTGGGAGGAACTTCGCGACCAGCTGGCGGAAGAGACCGGCATCAGGATAGAATTGCCGGAGGTATTTTTAGAGAAAGGGGCATGAGGAAATGGATATCACGAAAGCAACGGAATTATTGAAGGCGGTGGGGGACAACATCGACAAGATGGCACAGGCAAAGATCAGGCTGGAAAGGGCGCTGAATGCTATCGATTATCTGGCAAACGGGTCTACGTACAGGGTGAAAATCTCAATGCCCGGGGAAACGAATTATTATCACATGGACATCACAAGCCTGCTGCCTGACATGACAGATCACATCAAAAAGCAGCTGGAACAGATCGTTGAGGATGAGTACAAGGTTCTTGACCAGTGGGATACGATCGATCTTGAAAATGAACGCGCTGAAGCTGACAGACTGCTCAAGGCTGAACCGACGATGGATGATCTGCTGGATGAGCTGCTGGAGGGTGCCGGACAGAAAAACTTTATCCCGGCAGAGGTCAAAGAGCGGGAACCGGAGCCTGAGTATGTTACGTTCAAGCCTAAGAAGGCGGCTCCCGGGACGAAGTCGGTGCCGATAGATGAAGCGCTGTTGAAGGTGCTGTATGAGGATCAGGGCAAGAAAGTCAACCAGATCTGCAAGGAACAGAACTGGAATTCATCAAGCGTATACAATGCCATTAAAAGGATCGGTTTAAAAAGATCCGGGAGGTCGGCCTGTTGACGCTGTTGACCCCGAGGATCCGTATGACATACGGAAAAAGAAACTGTTTTCGGTCAGGGCGTGCGACCAGTGCGGAACGATGTTCTCGTATTCCTGCCAGCTGAACGAGTGGGCGTACAAAGACAAAAAACGCGGCAAGGCTGGGACAAGGGCGTATTTCTGTTCATGGGGCTGTCTGTGCAGGTACCGGAACGAAAGGACGGTGGCAAAATGACACGGAAAGATTTCGAGAGCATTTACTGGCTCAGGAAGAACATTCGAAGATGGGAACACAAGCTTGAAGAGCTGGACTTGTCATCCGGCATCAAGTCTGCATCGAACTACAGCGCGGCACCGGCCTACGGTACGAACGCGACATCGGACAAGGTCGGTCAGGTCGCGCAGAAAAGGGCGGAATATTCCGACACGATAAAAAGGCTCATGGACGCGGCGGAACGCAAAGCTGAAGAAATTTATCAGTACATCGAGCAGATAAATGTTGACGAACCATATATCGCGGCCGTGATCGAAGAGCGCTGCATAAATTGCAGGCCGTGGGAAGAGGTCGCGGATGTCCTGGGCGGAAGCGGGGAGGCTCACCGAAAGGCATACTGCCGTTATATTGACAAAAACTTCGGGACAGAAACGGAGGTATTGGAAGTGTTTTGAAATTTGTCCGACATGTCCGTTCACTATGTGCTAATATGGTATCATGAAACAGACGGCAAGGGGCATGTTTAATTCTCCTTTCATTGTTCCACAATACACACACTCACGCATGAAGACACGGACTGATCACCGTGTCTTTTTGCGTTGGGGCTTGAAACGGCTGCTCTGATTCACCCATTACATACTTTCTTCAGGGGCTCACGGTTCCGGCTGTGGGCTCCAGCCCTTTTTTAATAATATTCGGGGGAATATAACATGGGCAAGATTGAAAACATTACACAGGTCGAGCTGTTGAAGCTGGTGCCGTATGTCAACAACGCGAAGAAACACAGCGACGACCAAATCACAAAGATCATGGCAAGCATTCGGGAGTTTGGGTTTCTGAACCCCGTGCTGATAGACAAGGACTTTAACATCATAGCGGGTCACGGGCGCGTTATGGCGGCTCGTAGGCTGGGTTTAAATGATGTACCCTGCGTATTTATCGAGGGACTTTCAGAAGCCCAGCGCAAGGCGTATATTTTGGCTGACAACAGGTTAGGGGAACTGGCTGAGTGGGACATGGAGCTGGTCGATCTGGAGCTGAAAGGTTTGGCTGATCTCGATTTCGATATTGATCTGACTGGGTTTGAGCTTCCGGCGCTGGATGAGTGGAAACCGGGGCAGGATGATGAAGAGGATGAGTTCGACGATATTGAGAAGCTTGAAAAGCATTATGGTGTTCCGTACCAGGGCAACAAGTCACGGATCGCTGATATCATCATAAGCCTGTTGCCTTCCGGGGAGCGGCTCGTAGATTTATTCGGGGGGGGGGCGGTGCAATTACTCACTGCGCCATGCTTTCCGGCAAATGGAATGCGTTTTTGTATAACGACATAAACCCGATGATCACCGGGCTTTTCATGGATGCGGTACACGGCAAGTATCACGATGAGCGGCGGGTGATCACAAGAGAGGATTTCGACGCGCTGAAGGATGAGGATGCGTATGTAAAATACATCTGGTCTTTCGGCAACAACGGCCTTGCTTATTTATGGGGCAAGGATATTGAGGAAATGAAGTGCGCTGCTTGTCATTCAATACAAGATGAATTATTGAACGATAGACGGATGGCATATGTGAAGTTTGCAAAATGTATTAAGCAAAAATTGACGCCTGAACAGATACGGCTTGAATCAATCGAGCGCTTGCAATCACTTGAACACCTCGAAGCCCTCCAGAGGCTCGAAGCCCTCCAGAGGCTCGAAGTTACAAATATAAGCTATCAGGATTATGAGTACAAGGACGGCGATATAGTTTACTGTGATGTGCCATATGAGCAGATCGACAAGACCGGCTGTGATGATTATGGACTCGATTTTGACAGCCTGGCATTTTACGAATGGGTGAAGGCTCAGCCGTACCAGGTGTTTTTTAGCAGCTATGAGATATCCGATACGAGTTTCCACAAGAAGAAGATCAAGGCCGTGCAGAGTCTGATCGGCGCGAAGACGAACGGTCAGTATCGCACTGAGTATTTATACAGCAACCGGCCGATCAAGACGAAGGAGGCAGACTGATGCACTATTGAAAGGGGGTGCCGCGATGGGCACGGGAAAGCCAACCGGCAGACCGAAAAAAGTCATAGATCAAAAGACCTTTGAACAGCTATGCGGCATTCAGTGCACAGAGCAAGAAATTAGCGCGTTTTTCGATGTTTCAGATAGGACGCTGGAAAAGTGGTGCAAGGATACATACGGAACCACTTTTTTCGACATTTTTCAACAAAAAAGAGGGCTGGGCAAAATAAGTCTGAGACGGACTCAATGGAAACTTGCTGAGAAGAGCAACGCCATGGCAATCTGGCTGGGCAAGCAATACCTCGACCAGCGAGAGCCCGGCGTGAAGGTCGACATAAACGCGGATGATGATCAGGTCAGGCAGTTCCTCGATGCGCTGAAGGGCGGCGATAGTGATTGATCGCTTTAACGGATAAACAGAAGGAATACACCCGGAAGGCTACGGCTCGCTGGAACATCAAGAGCGGCGCGGTCAGGTCGGGCAAGTCATTCGTTGATACAGCGTGGGTCATTCCGCAGCGCATACTCGATCGCAAGGGCAAGGCCGGCATATCGGTTATCCTGGGCGTCAGCAAGTCGACCATTGAGCGAAACGTGCTGTTGCCCATGCGGGAGATATACGGGGCGCGGCGGATCGGTCAGATCAATTCGGAAAACATAGCCGTTGTATTTGGTGAGCGGGTCTACTGCTTAGGCGCTGAGAAGATCAGCCAGGTCGCAAAGGTTCAGGGCGCGTCTTTCAAGTATTGCTACGGCGATGAGGTCGCGAAGTGGAACGAGGAAGTGTTCAACATGGTCAAGAGCCGTCTGGATAAGCCTTATTCGTGCTTTGACGGTTCGCTGAACCCTGAGAACCCCGGCCACTTTGTGAAGCGGTTCATTGATTCCGATGCGGATATATACTTGCAAGAGTACACGCTGTTTGACAATCCGTATCTGTCAAAGGATTTTGTTGAGAACCTGTGCAAGGAATACGCAGGGACGGTTTATTATGACCGGCTGGTCATGGGGCTGTGGACGCGGGCGGAGGGTCTGATCTATCAGAGCTTCACAGACGCGAACACATATACGGACGAAACGCGGCCGTTGGGTCTGGAACGCATCAGCTCCAGAACGATAGCCTGCGACTATGGAACGACGAACCCGTGCGTGTTTCTGGATATATACGACACCGGCGATACGGTCTATATCGACCGGGAATACAGATGGGACAGCCGAAGCGACGCGGCAAAGCGTACCGGCAATCCGCAAAAGACTGACGCGCAATACGGTGAAGACATGACCGTGTTTATGGGCAGTGTTCCCGAATTCATATGCGGGATCATAGTTGACCCGTCGGCGGCGTCATTCATTCAGGAATTGAGAGGGCGGGGGTTTGTGGTAACACCGGCGGACAATGATGTGCTTGACGGGATCAGGAAAACGTCAAGCCTTTTTGCATTGAAAAAGATCATGGTCAACACCCGCTGCGAGGGGCTCATTGATGAGCTCCATTCGTACGTATGGGATGACCGGGCGGCGATGATTGGGGAAGACAAACCGGTCAAGGAACGAGACCACGGTCCTGATGCGCTGAGATATTACATAAACAGCTTGCCGTCATGGCGATTTTATAAATAGGAGGCTAGGCAATGAGCCAAAAGAAAAAGAACAAGGCAACGGCCTCCGAGGTCGTAAACGATACCGCAGTCGTGACTGACACAGTCACTACGGACGCGTTCAGCAATCCGGCGGCACGGACGGGAGCAGGCACGCTTGCCGTGATGAACGGCACGGACTACCCGCTGACCCGGCTGTCGGAAAACTACGCGCTGTTAACCAGTCTGTACCGCTCCAACTGGATCGTGCAGAACATCGTCCAGCTGGTTCCGCAGGATATCATGCGGAAGTGGTTCACCTTAAAGACCGCGGCGGACAACGAATACATAGACCAGTTCGAGCGCGTGGTGCGCAAGACGCACCTGAGAGCCAAGATGACCGACGGCATGTGTTGGGGCAGGCTCTACGGCGGCGCAATCGGGCTGATACTGATCCGGGGGCAGGATGATCTGTCCCAGCCGCTGGACATAGAAACGATCCTTCCCGGAACATTCCAGGGCGTGCATATACTCGACCGGTGGAGCGGCGTGTTCCCTGAAGGTTCGATAGTCAAAGATCCGGATGATCCCGATTTCGGGCTCCCGGAATATTACACGGTGCGCGGGGCAAACGAGGAATTCATTGCCAACGTGCATCATTCTCGCGTGGTGCGGTTCACAGGGCGTGCGCTTCCATGGCAGGAAGCCGTGACAGAGCTGTACTGGGGCGAGTCTGAGATCGAGTCAATATATGACGAGGTCGTACGGCGCGACAACGTGGCTGCGAACATCGCAGAACTGACCTTCCGCGCAAACGTGGAATACAGGGAGGTCGAAGGTCTTGACCAGCTGCTCGGGATCGGCAACAAGGAAATGCAGCGCCGGTTCTGGAACATGATGCAGGCTCAGGCGATCATGCGAAGCAACCAGGGTATAAGCCTGATAAACAAAGGTGACGCGGTACACACAGAGCAGTACACCTTTGCGGGGCTGGCTGATATATACGACCGCGTCATGATGGACGTGTCAGGCGCGTCAAGGATACCTGTTACAAAACTGTTCGGGCGGTCGCCGGCGGGCATGAATGCCACCGGCGAGTCTGATCTGATCAACTACTATGATTACATAGACGGCATCAGGGAAAACACCTTCCGGCCGGTTCTGGAAAAGCTGCTGCCGATAATCTGCATGTCATGCTGGGGCATGGTGCCGGATGATCTGGATATCGACTTCCCGCCGATGCAGACCCCGGACGAAGAAAAGAACGCAACCATCGCAGAAAAGAAAGCCGGAACGATCATCACGGCATTCAATGCCAACCTGATCGACAAGGAAACGGCCGACAAAGAGCTTCAGGCAATCGATGGTATATTTGATAAGATCACCGATGAGATGGCGGAAGAAGGGCGCGGCGTGAACGCGGTTGACCTTCTGGCCATGCGTGACCCCATGGCGGGACTGATGGGCGGTGAGATAAATGCCGATTATTAGAAAACCCGCACCGGGACAGCTCAAAGCTGACCGCATGCGGATGATATATCTGAGGGCTGAGCAACAGATCCTCAAAGAGATCACCCGCAAGAGGAACCTGGGACTGGTCGATTACAGCGACGTCGCGGCACTACAAAGGGTGCAACAGATTCTCAGAAATATGACCACCGAGGCGGAAGAGTACGCGCCGGTCATGATCAAGATGCAGTTTTACGGACAGGAAGACTTCCCGTCTGCACCGATGGGCTACGAGAACGCGGGGATGCTGACAACGGCCCAGACGTCCATCGTGGAGCGGCTGACCGAGAATCTCATGGTCGATATCGAGACCGCGGCGGCCACAGCCTACGAAAGCGCTGAGAACTTCATTGCTTTAGGCCGCAAAGAGGCTGACCGCTTCCGCATGCTGACCCTTGAAGAGGTCGCAAGGCTTGAAGCGGAAGGCAAGGGCTGGAACACCATACAGAGAGAGATGGCGGCAAAGCTTCAGGCGCAGGGGATAACCTCATTCGTTGATAAGATGGGGCGTAAATGGGGACTGACACAGTATTGTTCCATGGCTACCCGCACCACCCAACGACAGGCTCAGGTTGCGGCGGCGCTGACCGCTGATGACTGGGATCTGTGGCAGATCAGCAAGATCGGTTCGACCTGCCCGCTGTGCTCAACGTATGAGGGCAGGGTGTACAGTAAATCCGGCACTGATCCCGACTATCCGCCGCTGACAATGGCATTCGGTAAGATGGATCCGGCGGGGATGAACGATCTGTCAAACAGCTACTTAAACATTCATCCGAACTGTCTGCACTCGCTGGTTCGGTACACCACCGCCGGCAAGACCGACGAACAGATCCAGCGCGACAAGGACTTCTCGAGCTTCGAGAAGCGCCCGGCGAATGTGGACTACCGTACGAAAAAGCAACAGGAAGCCTACCGGAAGAAGGAAGCAGAGCGGGCGGCATTCCGGCGCGACATGAAGCAGTTCAACAAGTACAAGGCGGCGCTGGGCAAGGACTTCCCGAAGACCTTCGAGACCTTTGAAAAGCACAAGAAGGCCGGGGATGATGTTTACAAGGAATGGGAGCGGAAGTACAGAGAGCTGGGCAAGAAAGCATCTGATATCGTGAAGGTGGAACAGGCGGCTCAGCCCACGCAGATAATCGATCCCATTACACCGCAACCGCCAAAGATTCAGTTTGTTCCTGCTCAAACGATGCAGGAGGCGCAATCATATGCGGGAAAATATATAAAGCCCCAATTTATGGATAAAACCTTTAAGGGGCAGGCTGATTTTAAGGGAATATCTCTTGAGCACGCAAACGATATCAACAAAGCGTTGACCAATGTGTTCGAGCAGTTCTCGGATCTTGACAAAATATCCGGTGTAAAGGTTGTATCGCCAAAGTCATCCATTGGCAAAAAGGCGTTCAAGAGCGGAGGAGACGCTTTATTTTCTTATGATCCGATACAGCATGGTATTTATGTCAATGGCGATATCTTAAAGAATTCGGATGCATTATCGGCATATGTACAGAGAGCCAAGGAGGCATGGAACATAGTAGCAAATAATCTTGAAAAGTTATCTCCGGCTCAAAGGGCTGTAGCTGAAAAATATATAGCAGCTGGACGTTCACTTGTAGATGGAAATACTGCCGAAGGGCTCTTCACTCATGAGCTGGGGCATCATGTCGAATGGACATTGCTTGACGCTAAAACCAACAACGAAATTGGACGCAGGATGCATGAGTATGCGCCGAAGATATCAGGCTATGCAACGGCAAGTAAATCCGAGTACCTGGCTGAAAGCTTCGCCGCTTATATGAAGGGGGAAAGAGATATTCTTGACCCGGATTTCGTAAAGTATTTGGATTTAAAACTGAAGAGGTGACAGGATGATTTCATATTATGGCTACACGATAAGCCCTAACCAGTTAGAGACCGGTGAGGGCTTTTTAATTTGCAGGAACGTGCCTATAGCCAGAACCGGCACGCAGGAATACCTGGGCAATGAGATCGGCATGGAGACCGACGAAGTGATCCAGGTTAACCGACCCGAGGAAGAAGTCTTCAGCGCGGCGGCTATGGCGTCGTTTGAGGGCAAGCCCGTGACGGATGACCACCCTTCCGAGATGGTCACGCCCGACAATGTGGCATTGTACGAGAAAGGCCACGCCCAGAACGTGCGGCGCGGGACGGGTGAGTTTGCGGATTATCTGGTTGCTGATCTGCACATCCATGACGCGGAACTGATCAAACAGATCCGGGAAGGCAAGCGTCAGATATCCTGCGGCTATGAATGCGAGTATGTCGAGACCGATTCCGGCATACAGCAAACCAAAATCAGAGGAAACCATGTGGCAGTCGTTGACGAAGGCAGAGCCGGCGCGAAGGCTGCGATCATGGACTCAATAAAAAAACAGCCTGAAAAGGCAGAAAGGAACAAAAGAATGAGCAAGAAAAGCACATTACTGAAGCTCTTCGGAATCGCCGCTTCCGGCAAGACCGAAGAGGAAGTCGCAAAGCTTGCACTCGATACCGCGGATGCCCTTGAAGAGCAGATCGAGGAGAAAGTCGAGGAAAAGGCTGAGCTCCCCGCCGGGGACGCAGAACCCGAGCTGAGCGCAAAGGAACAGGCACAGGTTGAGGAAAAGGTTGCCGATGAGATCACCCTTGCTGATCTGGCAGGCAAACTCGACCAGCTCATCACTCTTTTGTCACCGAAGGCGGAGCCTGAAAAGGCTGATGTTGAGGTCGAGACAAAAGAGGATATCGACAGCGCCTTGAAGGAGCTGGGCGATGAGACCGGTGAGGAGTCTGTTGTCGTTTCCGCGGAGGAAATGGACGAAGAAGCCACCGAAGAGGTCGCAGCTACCGAAGAGGTCAAGACGGATGCATGCGGCGCAAAGGATACCGCACTCGATGCGGCTATGCAGCGTGCGATCCTGAAGACTGTCCGTGATGCGGTCGCAGGCATCAAGGATGAGACCGAGCGCAAGTCAGTCACTGATGCGGTTCTGAAGGCCGTACGCACCAAGAAGAGCGATCTGGAGGGAATACTTGAGAGAAAGTATACCCCTAAGACCAATGATTCAAACGAGGATATTCAGGCGCGTTATAACGCCATGAACCCTCACAAACACTA